TGGTTCTCTGGATACAGATCAAAGCTACTCGCCTCGATCCGGTCGCCGTTTCTGTCGACTTCAGCAACGGTTTTCTCTCGCACGTAGCTCCCGCTTACTCTCTGTGGCTCTAATAGCGGGTCTTCTACTGTGGTGTCTTGGCACCGTTCCCAAGGAATCGTGCTGTGCGTAAGCTCCACGGACCAGTGTACGTGATTCTCGCCCTTGCGTGCCTTGTACCTGCGCACGCGCATATTGGGGCGACAAATCGCCCAAAAATCCACCTCGTTGCCGAAATTCCAAAACGAGCCTATCGCGGGTAGCCCGGCGGTTTCCATCACGGTTCCTGGCCCGTCGCCATAATCCGTCGTCTCGACCTTATGCAGCGAGGTGTAGGTTCTGTGCCCCTCACCGTCACGGTCAAGGCTCCAGTCGAGCAGGTCTACGTAAATGGCTGACACTGTGTTTGCTCCGTTATGGTATTTCCGCTGTTTCGATGACAGGCAACGTCTCGATTGCGCCTCTCAGCTCTTGCTGCTCTAGCAATTGCTCTTCCAGCAGCCTTGTGATACTCGTATCTTGTCCGAGTCTGTTTATCAGTGCGGATTGTGTCTCTTTTTGCACTGGCGATGCCTGCAATAAACTCGGCACATCAGGAAACGCTGGAAGCAATGGACCAGTCCGTTTCAGGTTTACTTCGGGCAATGCTGTAAACTCTACTTTAGGTAGTTGTAGATTCTGAACAGCACCTTTAACAATGTTTCCTACCTCTTCGCTGAATTCTTCTAAGGTGTCTGCCTTAAAGCCTTGAATGAGGGCTCTTTCAAATTCTGGGGGAGGAGCGAAAAGAACTTCTTCTCCCAAAAGACCTTTGGCAATGGCTGTTCCAGCAGCTTTGGCAAAACCTATAACAAGCTTAAGTGCAGTATTTAAGCCCTGCATAACTGAACGAATAAACCGAACAGTGAACACCTCGCGAAGTTTATTAGCAATGAACCCTGCCCCCAATGCAAACAGGCGCGCCAGAAGACCAACGCCAGTACTTGCGTTGTTGACCATTGCTTGAATCAGATTCATGAAGTTTTTTCCAAGGTCTGATAGCAATACCTTCCAATTGTTTCTCAGCCACTTGTTGATTATTGCCATATTTTCCTGGAAGTTCTGGAAAAACCCTATCGACCGATCTACAAAGCTCATGACTGCTTGTTTTGCGTTGTTCCAAGCGGCAATCAACCCGTCCGAACCTTCTAACCACAACACTATTCCGGCTATCGCAGCACCTACAGCAACTAGCCCAACTACCCAAGGATTCATGAGCCCTACGATTGCTGCCAATACCTTTACTGTAGCTATAAGGACACCTAGAAGTTTTGCAGATATGAACAATGCCGGACCAACAGCACTAACTAAGGCAATGACAGCAAGCGTAGTTGCTTGGATTTTTGGATCAAGACGAGAGAACCTTAGAGACAACTTTTCTACAGAAGTGAGTAAAGGATCTACAAGCTTTGTCAATTCTAACACGGCAGGTGTTAGAACGTCTCCAATGTTTTGCGCAAGAACTTGAACTCTTACCACCATTTTCTTGTAAGCAAAACCTAGCTTGTTTATGGTGTCCGTTTGGGTTGCAAATGCCCCTTCCGCTGCACCACTAGCGTCTTGCATCGCCTTCAGTTTCTCCTTGTAGACATCTGTTTGGCTGCCAGTGAGTGCAAGTGCAAGTGTTTGCCCCTCAATGCTGCCGATGTATCGCTGGAGTGGCAGTTTGCTCTTCGTCGCCTCTCTGGTGACAAATTCTATAGCACCCTGCAGGCCCTTCTGCTCAATAACTGCCTTTCCGCTCTCGAAGCCAGTCTTTTTCAGCAGCTTTATCATGTCCGCCGAAGGAGACGACAACGCCTGAAGGGCTCCGCGTAATTGCGTAGTCACTTCTGCCGCATTCCCCGTAACGCCTGTCCCCGTAGCCATGACCGCAAAGACTTCTTCCTGCGTAACCTGTAATTCCGCAGCTAGCGGGATGACCCTGCCAATACTTGAGGCCAACTCCGGGAATGTCGTTTGGCCCAATTTGTTCGTGACAAACGCCAGGTCGGCCACTTTCTGGACAGCTTTCGCTGACGTGTCGCCGTAGCCCTTCGTGACTGCGCTAGTGAGATTGATAGCATCTGTCGTAGTCGCCAGCCCGGCAGTGGCAGCTTTTGCGTTGATCCGCAATACCTCCATGGTATCTGCCGTATCGCCAAATGCAGAGACCACCTGGAACAAACCACCAGCAATATCGCCTGTTGTTTTGCCGACTTCCACGCCAAGAGCTTGGACTCCCGTTTTCAGCTCGCGCACTCGTTCCGGCGCTAGTCCGAGAGCCCCAACGTTCGCCATGGCGGCATTCAGATCGGTAGACATCTTCGTAGCAGCGGTGCCGAGGCCAACCAGTGGTAGCGTTATGGCAGCAGTAAGCACCTTGCCGGTTTCCACTGCTTTTCTCTCGACCGTATTTAATGTCGATACAATCGATCGTGTCGCCGAGCGAGTGCTGCTTTGCGCAGTCTTCAGCATGGCCTGATAGGACTTTTGGTCCCCGAGAAGTCGGACTACAAGCCGTTCTAGCTCAACTTCGCTTGCCATGCTTTACCCCTCCAACAATAGCCATCCACCGCTTTTTCAGTATATCTGACACCTGCTTTTTGGTCTGAGCCGCCGGAGCCTTGCGTGGTCGTTTCACCTCGAAGGGCACCTTGAATGATTCAATGCCAGGAACAGCCGCATTGGAATTACATAACGCATGTGTCTGGCTTCGCACCTCTTGGGCAACTCTCATCAGGTACCAATCGGTCCTGCTCGGCTCGTCCATCTCAAGCTGAAAATACGCTTGCCATGCTAGGTACTCGTTATATGATACTTTCGCTAGGCATTCGGCAAGCGTCATTTTCAGGCGGAGTGCCAAATACATCCACGATTGGTACTCCTTGGCTAGTTTTTTGCCGTCTCGGTTACCTCATCCTCGGTTAGGTCCAAGCCACCGAGTTCGCGTGCCTTGTCCGCAAGAGGCGTCTGAATCCGATTGGGCCACCCACGAACGGTTGCCAGCGATACGTTTTTCCCGTCGCTGTCGCGCAAGCACAACGCAACGAGCAACGAATCGGCATCGGCCGCGCCTTCAAGCTTTTGCGGTTTGCCGTCAGGGCCGATGGTCGCGCCATTCAGGACGGAATTGCGGTACTGCCTCACTACCTCTCCGGTCGGCTCGTACAGTGTGTATCGATTCCCGTCGATCTCGAAGTCCGCACAATCAAGCGTCGTGGTACCAAGATTGGTGATTTCCCTAGTCATGTCTATTTCGCTCCTAAACTGGCAGGCCTTCCCAAGTCCCCGGGGAGCACTGCCAATCACTCCCCGGGGACGTTTGCGCAATTATCATGTGCCTGCCACATTTGTCAATACAGGCGCCTCTTCGGTTCTGTTCGTCGGGTCCCAATTCGTCGGCACAATAGTGATCGTCGCCATAGGCATCTCGCCCTCGACGTGTTCCCCCGGCTCGAACCGTCGCAAATAGCCATAGAATGCCAACGTCGACCCGTCCGGGAATTCCACCGTGATCGTGTCGCGCCGGTTAACGGCCGCCATGATCTCATCAGTGCCATAGATACCTGGTTCATATGCACCAGTGTAGGTGAATTCATCTAGGGTCTTCAGTGCCCTTGGCGCAGACGTTCTCCACGTGGTGTTGAAAAACGTGGTCGTGTCGATTGCATCCCCGCCTTCCACTGGCGGTGGCGAGGCAGTCTTCTCCCAAATCAGCAGCGACGGACGGCTACCAATTGTAACTTTTGTTGGGTGCCCGTCTTCCAATTTGATGCCATTAGTCGGCGCATCAGAAGGGTCGAGTCTAGTGGTTGCAGTTGGAGCAGCCATGGTTATCTCCTAATATTGTCAAGACGTTTGTCTCAATGCTACAACAGCGTTGATGGTGAATAGATTCCGCTTCGTGTCCCTCACTTCTTTCCCGAGAGACACAATATCAGTAGTGCGCGTCACGGTGTATACGATGTACGTTGTGCCAGCAATCGTTATTGGGCGATATTGAATGTCCTTATCCAATGCCTCGGTTATCGCGTTCGCCTTGGTCCTTCCAGGGCTGACTGCGTAACTACGAATCCTGACCTGGATTCCATAATGCAGCCACGTTTCTCCGCTCAAATGTGACCGTCCATCAATCCTGCTGGTCGTATCGTACAGCGTAATTGCATCGTCCGGGCTGTCCGGCTCTTGCGAATAGCTTATCGGCCAGTCTTCTCGCGACGTAGGCAATGTCCCCAAACCCAACTCCACCAGAGTATGGCGCATGATATCTGCCGGCGAGTGATTGAGGGAACCGCTCATCTATCCTCTTCCGTGAATGCACTAGCCCGAAGGTTTCCCGTGTCGATTGGCACCAAATCCTGGCTCTCTCGCTGTAACCGAAGTCCCGTGAGAAGCAGAGCCTTCAGTAAGGTTGCGCCCTTTCGCATGCTATCCTCGATTATCCTGCGGAATTCTGGCTTCATTTCCCTGGCTGGCTTTTCCAAATACTTTGCCTGCCCTACCGTGTGCCGAGCCTCCATATTCTCATGGACATACACCGCGTAATTCGCCGTGTAGCCGACCCTGACGGCTTCCTTGGGGCTATTACCATAGGCTCTGGACAACTTCCGCAGCTTGTCCTCCAATGCTCGCAGATTCTGTATTTCGGCCATTATTCGAGCCCCAACACGTTCGGAATCGCGTAAGGATCGGTTGCACTCGCTGGAATCTCCACCGTCTTCCACGGTCGCTCGTCGCCTCGTCGTATCTTGTATTGGGCTCCGATGAACATGTTGGTAAATGATACCAATCCGGTTGCATCGCTCGTTTCCGTGCGCACCTTGGTATCCGCACTAATCCCCGTGCCCGGCAAGTCGTGTATTTTCACGGAGACCGATGCGCCTTCTTCAACTATTCCATCCTCATCGTAACAGTAGAAATACCCCGTAACAAAGCCCGGATTACTTGCTGGAATGCTCACTGCTGTCATCGAATACGTTTGGCTTGTGTCTGCCGATACGGCAAGTGTAGTTGGGGTGAAGGAATACGTCGCCTTGGTGATTGCGACATTCCATGTAGCGGAATCCAACGAGAATGAGCATTGCCCGCTAACGTTCGTTGTCGCGGTGTAGCTCTCGCCTCCATTGGTCATGCGAACTGTTGCATTTTCGAGCGGGTCGGTACCATCGTTGACGGTTATCGTTACGGTCCACGCTCCACTACCAGTATCCGACGATGTCCAAGCGGCATCTCCCCTGTCTCGAATGGCTTCCAGGCTATCTGCCGCCACATCATAGGTCCCGCCAATGTCGCTGGGTAGCGTTGCAACCTTGCTAGTCATCGCCTTCAGGAAGCCGAGGATTGTATTGACGCCAGTTCCAGTGAATGCTCCAACTCTATTAAGCAGCGTTGTCTGATCTGTCTGCACATCACCAATGTCAGTGCTCAGTGTGTCT